CCGATTGGCGGGCTCCGATTATCCCATGGACACAAAATTTCTGACGCTCTCGCTACCGCCGTTGTTGACCGTGACAGACGTAATGCCCTTGCTCATAAAGAAAGGGTCGTCGTAGATAGGCGGCGTGATGCCCTCATCAGGCGAGTAGTTGTCGTCGATGAATGACGTTTCGGTCGTCTCGCCGATAAAGCAGTACAAGCCCTTGAAATTCTTGTAGACGCGATATCGCTCCGCGTCTGCCACAGTGCCCCACGTAATCGTACAGGTGGCGTTGTTGAGGTACAGGTTCCCCTTCGTCTCGCCAACGGGACTTGCAGGGCTCTCCTGCTCGCTTCCCGTCTCAGTCTCCTTTACTGCCGTCACACGGTACTTCAACGTGTAGCGTGTCTTCTCACCTTCCGTGATCGTCTGACCGCTACTCGCCACCACTTTGTACTCAACACTTGGCGCTCCTGGGGCAGGTAGCGGTGCGCCGAACTGAACGTCGACGAGACGCCAGTCGGTCGCACCATAGCGGCGCAACTCCTTCGGCGGGTAGTTCGGATGCACGAGCGTCATGATGTCCATCGACTGGACATAGTGGATGTCAAACACGTCGTCCGAGCTGTACGGCGTCTCGATCTCATAGGGTTGCCCGTCTTCGCCCAGGAGGGTTTTGCCCGACGTGTGAAAGCGCGCGTACTTGTCGCCAAGCTCGATGGCAAGCGTCTGATCGGACGAGAACGTGAACGGGATGAGGCGACACTTCTTCGTCGGATACTTCGTCGTGTTCACGTACGCCGTACCCGGTCGAACCGTCGCAGGGCCCTGCGGAAGCACGAGGAAGTTGCGGCACTTCGCCAAACCCTGCTGGTACTTCTGATCGTCAAATCGCCCGTACATGGCGGGGGAGAGCTCGCCCGCCGAAAAAGACATTTGAACTTTGCGGATACCCATGCCTACCTCCTTACGATCCACGAGGGCGTGAAGCAGACCTGCTTGCGCTGCTGATTCGCGTCACGCGTCTTCGCCGTCGAGAGCGCCACTTGGAACTGCTTCGAAAGCAAGCTCGATAGTTTCTGCCCTTCCTCGCCCTTCACGCGGGAACCCGCAATCTCCATCGCGAGGTAGTACGCGAACGCCGTCACAAAGGTTGGCGAGAAGTAGCCCTCCGAGACCTCCGACGTCACGTAGGTCGCCACGGGGTTTTCCGCGTTCGTGTAGAGCTTCCCGCCCATCACTTCGAAGTTCGCGTCGTTGGGCTCCATGAACCACACCGGGTTATCCGTCCACCAGCTCGGCATCTCCTGCTTCGAGTGCGGGCGGACGCGGATGACGCGCATGCAGTCGGACGGCACCTCGTAGACGCCTCGCCACCCCGCCGTCTCCTCCGAGCTCAACTTGGCGAGGAGCTGGCGCTTCGTCGCGAACGACCAGTCGTGCATCTCGAGCATCGCCGACTTCGCGATCGGGTAGTAGATCGCGCACATCTTCGCCTGGGCCGGGCTTTCAGGCGGGTCAATCGATGCAATGCTCCCGGTGTCACCCAGGAAAGACAACGCCAAATTACAAATCTCTACAGCACTTGCCATGAGAACCTCCTACAAAAAGAGGCGCCGAAGCGCCCCTTTGTCATCACCTCTTCACGGAGGATCAAGCCGTCTTGATGGACGGGGCCTGTTCAAAGCCCGCGTTGTCCTGGAAGCCCGACGTGATGAAGCCGTGAACCGTACCCCCCGAAACAGTGCCGGCAAAGTTCGCCTGCATGTAGCGCTTGTGATGGTACGGGATCGGGATCACGATCTGTGTGCCCGCCTTCGGGGCGGCAAGCGTCACCGCCGTGGACACGTCGGCAAAGCCGCTCGTCTCCGTGTCGGAGTCCTGCAGCGAGATCGTGAGGTTGCCCGTCACGTCGGCCTTCACCGTGAAAACGGCCACGAGGTCGCCGTAGGCATAGCCCGTGGTCGGCTTGGGCTGACCGAAGTCAAGACGGAAGTCGGAGGCGGCCGCGGCGGAAAGCTTCTGGCCCTCGTCCTTCGTGAACATCATCAGATAGTCAACAATCATTGTCTTCTCCTTACTTGACCTGAGCTTCCTTGAACTCAAGCACGTCGACGCGACGGAACGGAATGCCGTCAAAGCTCAGCACGCGGCGGCCGCCGACATCGGCCAGATTCAGCTGGACGTTGCGGGAGTTGGCCTGCTGCAGACGCAGATACGTTTCGATCGTGCGGTTCGTGTAGAAGGCAAAGCGGGCGCCAGAGAGACTCGGCACCTTCGCCACGGCCTTCACGAGAAGCTCGTAGAGGTTGTGGCCCGTGGCGCTGTTCTCATCCGGCGGAACGGACTGGAGAAGGCTTTCCTTGATGTTCGCAATACGTACGACATAGCGCCAGTCGCGAACAGAGAGACCAACGTCCCAACCGAAGTGCGTCTTGAGGACGCGGTACTCGCCGCCATCCGGATCAAGCGCGGCTTCTTCGCCGATGTCTTCCTTGGAGAGACCCGCCTTGGAGTTTTCGGGGTAAAGGCCGTGGACCGTGTTCGGACCCCAACCGACGAGCCAGATGGAGGTGAGGTCGGTGCCCGTGCCGCCGGCGTCGATGACGTTGACAGCACACGGAGCCTTCTTCGGATCCTTCGTGTTGAAGCGCGGTGCAAGGCCCATGATCTGCTCGGGGTCCTTCGAGGAGTCGCCGTAGATGAGAGCGCGCTGAAGCGTCTGGGACATGGCCTCGATGAACGGGCGTTCTTCGGAAGCGCGCCAAGATTCCTTCATGCCGTTGATTTCGGCGAGCTTCTTATCGACCGTGGCGAAAGCCTCAAGCATGCCGCAGGTGTCCGTGATCTGGGCGACCGTGGACTTGGACTGCTTCACACCATAGTTGAGCTTGCGCCACGTGACGGTCGGAAGACCCGTGCGGACGGTCGTGCGGTGGGAGAACTTGTTGTTCGCCTCCACCCACGTGATGTCGTCCATCATTTCATTGGTTTCGTTGAGTACTTCAACGATGTCAGCGAGCTCGCCATTCGGATCCAGACGATCCATCATGTCGGCGAGCGTCGGATTGCGATTCGGCTTAGTAGTCGTAGCCATTCCTTATCTCCTTATTCATCACCTTAGGAAGCTCTTCAAAAACCCCCGTGCCAAGCCGGATGGAACAAAAATGTTCTGTTCGGCTTTTCTTAACGACGCCTCCTTATTCATCATCAACAACCATGTTGGACTTCGGGTAGCGACGGCGTACGCCCGCGGGTGCGGAGGCACTGCCCGTCACGCCGGTGTCCTGCTGCATGGTCTTGCCGATGCGATAAAACAGACGGACCACTTCGGGATGGGCCCCGAGGCCGGATCCGTTCAAAATAGCGCGAAGTTCGGGCGTCGCGTAGTGCTTGTATGCTTGACTCGCAATGCCGCGTTTAGCCTCGAAATCCGCGCCGCCGATTTCGGGGTCTTTCGCCGAGAGGGAAGCCCATTCCTTGGACTTCGCCACAAGGTCTTTCATCAGGTATTCGCGTGCGGTCGGAACCATGGTTGCGAACATCTTCTGAGCGTTTTCCTGCGAAAGGCCGAGCTCGCGCGCCGTAGCGGCAAAACCCTGCACTTGCTCTTCGGAGAATTGCTGGCCGTCAATATCGAACGGCTCATAGGCCTCAGGCGCCGTCGGAGTGGCTTTCGGCTCACCCCCACCCTCGCCCTCGCCCTCTCCGCCTAGCAGGGACGGCATCCCTTCCTGCGGTTCTGTAGCGCCCGTTGCCGGATCGGTAGCCGCCGGTGCCGGATCGGTAGGGTTTCCTTCGCCGCCTTCGGGCGGAACCTCCTTCATCATCTTGGAATACTGGTCGGGGCAAACCCGATCAATCTGCGCCATCAGGCGATAGCCGATGTCCTTGCGCCCTTCGGCATGCGCCATCGCGATGGGCATATAGCCCGCTCGCATGGGCGTCTCTTCAAAAGTCGTGCGAAAGACACCCGACTTCGTAAGAAGCCAGTGCATCAACCGACGCCCGCGCACATCCCGCATGAGCCACTTGAAGTCGGACTCAAAATCGTCCGAGGATTCGTATGGCAGTTTCTGTTCAGTCATAAAACACCCGCTACCTTGAGCGAAACTAGCGAAGAGATAACGCCGACAAGAATAGGAACCGCAACGCTCTTGAAGGCGTCCCACCACCAAGTTTTGCGTTCCCTCTCTATCCGGCGACGTTCGTCTTCCCGAATCATCTGCCTGTCGTGTTCTTCAACCATTGCTCTTATCTCTTCTAACCGCTTCTCAAACGAGGTATACTTGTCCATAGA